ACAACAAGTTCCAAGCCGATCAATTCTGTGAGTACATACAGGCGAACAAAGACAAGGGCCATATCTACGAGATCATCCCTCTTACCCGTACCGGAAAGCAGAACGATGCTATTCACGCATATTGCCGTGAGGTCGCTAGTATTATGGCGGCACATGGTATGGACATGAAGACCGTCATTAAAGACGGCGTACCTATCGAACCCACTATGTACCTGATTAAAGATTACATGTGGCGTCCAATCCAGAAGGCTGTAACAGGCGTTGAGTCCACCAGAAAGATTAACCCGATGGAAGTCAACGATATTTACGAAGTCTTGAGTAGACTGCTAGTCGAAAAATACTCGATCAACGTGCCATTCGGGAGGCGCAACTAGCATCTATCCGGGGGGAGAGGATGTCATTACTTGAGTATTGTACAACTGACAGACAGCGCGAAATTGTAGCGCTTCACGAGCAAGGCCTAGGCTATAGCAAGATAGCAGAAGAGCTTAATCTAACTTCCAGATGGGTGGCTCGCGACACCATTCGCTTGATCAAAGGCAAGGCCGCCATCCAAGGCTACTCGCCTAGCCATGACATGACTCACACAGTCCCCGACGTATTCAAAATTCGGGGCATCTCCACCCTATACAACGAAGACGGGAAGCCAGTTAGCCAGTGGGTTAAGTCTATGGCTGACAAGGAAGCAATGCTTGAGGCGGCTCTTGAGGCATTCAAGGCCGGATTCCTCGAGGAAGTAGATGGCCTCTACAAGCCCGTAGAAGCCCCACAAGCGGCGAAGAACGAAGACAGGCTATCGGCCTACCTCATTGGAGATCATCATTTAAACGCGCTCTGCTGGTCTCCTGAGACGGGTGGTGACGATTGGGATGCAAACATTGCCCAAGACGTATTGATTAAGGCTGTCGATAAGCTGGTCTCTGCGGCAGGAGAATCGGAAGTGGGCGCACTAATTAACTTGGGTGACTTCCTCCATGCCAATTCCGGAGACAACAAGACCGCAAAGGGAACTCCCGTCGATGTCGATGGAAGGCTAGGCCGAGTCATTCGTATTGTCGGTAATCTCTTCCAAGTCCTGATCACTCGGATGCTGGAGACACACAAGGAAGTCTGGCTGATTAACGTAAGAGGTAACCATGATCCCGATGCCAGTCTCTGGCTGAATGAGATGATGCGCCTGTACTTCCATAATGAGCCACGGGTAAAAGTCTTCGATAACTTTTCGAAGTGGATTCATTTTGAATGGGGCAAGAACCTAGTTGTTATGCACCACGGGGACCGGGTAAAGACTCAGGCACTCTATGAGGCGGTTACGAGAGACTACGCAGAGGAATGGGGCCGGACTAAACACCGATATCTTTATCACGGTCATATCCATCACCGTACTGTGACAGAGATGGGCGGCTTGCATCTGGAAAGTTTTGGGGTGCTCTGTCCACCTGACAGCTTCCACTCAGCTTCGGGCTATGGGTCAGCAAGGTCCATGTCCTGCGTTATACTCGATAAGGAATACGGCGAGCACAGTCGATTTAAAGTTGGTATTGATGAGGTAAAAGCGTGATCCCGGTTATTAGTTGCCCGCTACCCGGCGGCGGGAATGTGTTGATCAAGACTCAGGATATTGGCGGCGCAACCACAGCGAAGAATCCAAAAGAGTGTGACGTGTATGTCTTAGGCTGGGCGGCTGAAGGCATTACGATTGATCTGTGTCTGGATGACTTCGCAGATATATGGGTATCAGCATTACTAGACGACGGAGTTGGGTATGAAATCGTATTTACCCCAGATGAAGTGCACTGAGTGCTATAAAATTATGGTGCCGCAGTTCAAGAAAGAATATCCCCATAAGCTAGATGGCTGGTCATGCGATTGCGGCAACAGCGAGAAGGCAATATTGAGAGAGCGTCAGTACACGAGGGCAGATGATGGCAGTAAAGCGCGAGCAGTGTGATATATGGTTTTCAAAGGCCGTAAGGCTACGGGACCAGAAGTGCCTACACTGCCACAAGACTGATCGACTTGAGTGCGCTCATATATTTGGCAGACGTAACAAACGACTGCGCTGGAGTATGGGGCCGGGTCCGGGTAATGCGGTAAGCCTCTGCCATTCGTGCCATCGCTGGTTCACTGAACAGCCTATAGCCTTTCATGATTGGTTGCGCGAGATGTTTGGCGATGATCACATGGATCACTTGCGGCTAGTCAGTAACGAGATATACAAGACGACTAGAGAGCTGAGAAAGGAAATCGCGGCGCATTACCGCGATGAAGTCAGAAAAAAAGAAGCGGATCCAGATCACGAGATTCAGAGCTGGAACTAACGTAGTCCAGATAGTATTGGCGCAGGATTAACTTATCATGAAGTTTCTTGATGGCGCTCTTTTCTAGCTGAGCCACTCTAGCCCGGGTGATACCCATAACCTCAGCAATCTCGCTGTGAGTCATTAGGTAATCGTCATTGATTGCTCTTGTCATTGGTCACCCTCATACGGATCATGGATGCCGGGATACTTGAGTAGCCAAGATCCCTGTAAGCTGTCGATGTACTTGGTGCTAACGTCATGGCCTTTACACCAGCGCAAAGCACTCTCCAAGCTATTGAATACGATTGTTGTCATCGTTGCCTCCAAAAAGAAAAGGCCGCTTATGCGGCCTGAATTTCTAAGCCTCAGCCAAAACCCAGAAGCTACGAGCAAACCACTTGTTTGGGAAAAAACCAGACTCCCGCAAATTTGCTTGCGCTTTCCAGTAGTTAACCATCACTGGCTGGTCTTGCTCATAAGTAATTGCATCTGTTGCGCTGGCTATCTGAAAAGCGAGTTGTGCTTTTAGGAAAGAACAAACCAGCTTCATTTGGTCTTGAGGGATGGGAAGGCGCTGACCCTCTGCCTCTCCATCTACGCATTTAAGAATATAACCCGTGTCCATGTCTCTTCTCCCTTGGTTAGTGGCTGTGTCCCCAGCCGATGAACAGAGTAAACCATACCTAAAAATACAATGTCAAACATTTTTTGTTTGTTAATTAAAAATAGTTTCATTCAGACAATATGTGTTATACTCACCTCGCCACAATGTGAGGCTAAGTCATGTGTACGACGGTAAAGAGAGCCATGTTCTGTACTCGTAACGGCTATAAGCACATTGAGAACCTCGATAAGGTATGTGTACTTATCGGGCGTTTGAAAGGACTAACAGAGTCCGAGTATCTCGATCTGTGTGCAGTCAGTAAGCTGGAAAATGCACGAGCGTTAGAGATGGCAAAACACTACCCGGCTCACTGAGTTAAGGGTAATAACAGGCCGAAAAGGTCACGGGGCTTCTTGCCCCTCAAAAAAAGGGATGGGTCATGTACGAGCAAGAAATATTTAACAAGAATCCGGGCTTAGTAATTGGCGCGGTTATCTTATTTATCGCTGTGTTGGGCATCGTAGGTAACGCCGACATGGAAGAAGAGATCAGCCAAAACGACTTCTACTGTGAGAACGTCGCCATGTGGATTGACTCCAATGGTGAGAACGGGCATCCAAACTTTCGAGGTATAGATTGTGAAGCTAACCTATAAGGATGTGCAGGAAGCCTCAAAGCTAAACCACAGTGGCGTGACGTTTGACAGCCTAGCGATTATTTTTGATGTAAGCCCAACAACTATTCGCCGCTACGTTCGGGCGTATGAGCGTTATGGGAAGTCATATTGGACACCTTACCCAACTGAGATAAGTGATGCCTGATCAACGTGGTAAGCTAGACAAGGAAACTAGGGATAGACACTTTCCTGAATTGAACGGCGGGAAAGGATCAAGAGCACGTAAGTCAACAGCAGAAAGTCGGAAGGCATATGCTGATAACTGGGATAGGATATTCGGTAAGAAGAAATGAGTAATAACAGCGCGGCTCAACGTAACAGAAAGCTAAGACAGGATGCTCTAAGGGAGCAACTTGCACAGCAGTGTCACGAACAGCATGTTATTGAAATCATTAATGAATTGAGTGATTCTGATTTAGAGTTTGACTCTTTGATGATTCGCCGCAAGGAAGTGGCGCTGAATGCACACCTAAAGCTCATGGCTAAGTACATCCCAGACCTGAAATCTCAAGAGCTAACCGGCCCAGATGGCGGCGATCTAGTCATAGCCGTTCAACGTAAGCGCTTCGATGGCGAAGATTGAGTACATAACCAAGCCACCCGGTAAAGTTCTCGAAGAGTTTGCCGATTGTCGGGCGCGTAACTCTTTCATCATGGGGCCGCTAGGCTCCGGCAAGACAGTACAAGTAATCCTCAAGTTCCTCGAGCTGATGTGCGAACAGGCACCAGTGACACGGGAGACGCATCCTAACTACGGCGTAAGGCTTTCAAGGATCATTGCCGCACGTAATACCTACAGCGAATTATTCTCGACCACGATCAAGGATTGGCTTGAGGTTCATGGGGAGCTGGGTGAGTTCAAGCAGGGCAACAAGGAACCGCCTACACACAGGATTCAGTTCAAGCTAGAGGATGGCACGACGGTACGCTGTGAGGTCATCTTCATCGCCTTTGATCGCCCTGATCACGTTAAGAAGGCGCGAGGTATACAGACTACATGGGTGTGGCTGAACGAGGCTAAAGAGCATTCTAAGAGCGTTGTGGATATGCTCGACCTTAGATGCGGTCGATACCCGTCAATGAAAGAAGGCGTCCGCCCTACACATTACGGAATGATAGGAGACTCGAATGCTCCAGACGAAGATCACTGGTATTACCGATTGGCTGAAGAAGAGCGGCCAGAAGATTGGAAGTTTCATCGACAACCGGGCGGCGTCTATCGGGAGGGAGATGGTTGGTATCTCAACGAACGAGCCGAGAACCTTCAGAACCTGCCTGAAGATTATTACCGACGCGGACTCCAAGGTAAGACAGATGATTGGATCAAGGTTAACTTGGCTAACGAGTATGGCTTCGTGTCCAGTGGTAAGCCAGTGCATCCTCTCTATACAGATTCTATTCACTGTCTTGGCGATCATTACACTCCTAATTCTGACACCCCTGTTGTGCTTGGTTTCGATTTCGGTCGTACTCCCGCTTGTGCTTTCATACAACGTGATGCGCTGGGTCGCTGGATTTGTTTCGACGAATTCTGCATGACTGATTCCGGGGCGGTGGACTTTGCGCCAAGCCTGAAGCGTTACATTGATGCCAACTATCCAAAGTTCAAATTCCGTGGCTGGGGCGATCCCTCTGGCGACAACAAGAACCAAGCGAATGCCGACACACCATTCAAGATCATGCGAGCGGCAGGCATACCTTGTACGCCAACACTGTCAAACGATCCATCATTGCGACGTGCGGCGCTTGAACTACCCATGAAAGAGCTGTGCATGGATGGTAAGCCACGATTCCTAATCAGCCCGAAGGCAAAGATGATTCGCAAAGGGTTGCAAGGTGGGTTCTGTTACCGGCGGTTACAACTATCGGGTGAAAAGTACACGGATGAACCCGACAAGAACGAATACTCGCACCCGGTCGAGGCATTGGAGTACGCATTGCAGGGCGAAGGTGAAGGCCGTCAAGCACTAACCAACCTACATACGCAGAACCGACAGCCAAGACGGGCGGAGGTGAAGTTTAGTGTCTTCTGAGTGCTACGTTGTGTTCACGAATGACAGTAAGCATTGGTGGAGTCCGATACTTCATCCGACCATCCGACACTGCTACGTGATCAAGCCTGATAATGGTAAGTGGATCGTGTATGCGAAGACGACCAGAGGCGTTGAAATCTACACAACAGATGATGTGACCGACGTAATCGAAAATGATATCATCGTCAAGGCTGTAATTAGAGAACCCCGACGTTGGCTATTGATGTTGAATACGTGCGTTGGATATACGAAACAAGTGCTAGGGATCAACAACCCGTTTATATTGACCCCTTATCAACTATATAGGCATTTGACATGAAAGCACCGAAAGCACCTAAGCCCACAGCACAGCAACTTGCTGTTGAACGTCGTCAAGCGGCGGCACTGGATGAAGAGATTCGAGAGCAGGAAGAGCGTTTCAAGGCTATGGCTCGCGGCAAGCTAGGCACTAAGTCACTGTTAGGTGGCGTACCTCGTAGTCGTGCTGAAGCGGCTGGCGGTCGTGCTGGTGCGGCTCCGGCTAGAACCATGTTAGGCATGGGCGGTGGTGGTCGTGCTGCACCTCGTGGTATGGGCGGCGGCTCACGTTCTGGTCCGTATGGCGGCATGAATATCCAACTTAAATAGGTAACCGTATGAGCTTGCCCCCGCATCTAGGCTCGATCCAAGATATCAAGGAACGAGAAGCCAAGGCATTCAACACTCAGGCAATGTGGCACGACCAGTTGCAGGATGTGTATGAATATTTCCTACCTCAGCGCAACTTGTTTGACCGTGAAGACAAGGGACAGAAGAAGATGGATAAAATCTTCGACTCGACCGCGTTGACGGCTATCCAGCAGGGCGCGAGCAAGCTGCAAGAGAACATTGCACCGATCATGTCTCGCTGGGCTACCTTCCAGCCTACCGATGAAATAGTCCGTCTTGTCGAATCAGGGCAGTTTGATGTGTCTGAAGAGGACATCCGGGCGAATCTAGACAAGCAGTGCGAGATCGTATTCGACTATATCAACCGATCTAACTTCCATACGCAGTTTTATGAGGCGGCGCTTGATCTATTGGTAGGCACAGCCACCATGAAGATCGAGGAAACAGACGACGAGACCAACCCTATTTGCTTCAACACGATCCCGCAGAAGGGCATTGCGTTTGAAGAAGGTCCATACGGTAGCGTTGAGACGCACTGGCGGCGCTTTGAAGTTAAGGCTCGCTTGTTAGAGCGTATGTGGCAGGGCTTTGAGGCGTCTGAGAAAGTCCGAAACATGATCGAGAACAGCCCTAACACTGAGGTGAAGGTGTACGAGGGCGTCATCTACGATCCAAAGGACAAAAAATACTACGGATGCTTATGGGTGAACGGCGAAAACCGTTTCTCATGGACTGAAGACTTCGGTGTATCAAGCCCATGGGTCACTGGTCGCTACACAAAGGTAGCTGGTGAGGTCCGTGGTCGTGGTCCAGCGATGCAAGCACTGCCCGATGTGCGCTCATTGAACAAGGCGAAAGAGTTTGTCCTCCAAAAAGCGGCAATAGATTTGGCAGGAATGTACACAGCTACAGACGACGGCGTTACCAACCCGTACAATATGGTCATTGCACCGGGTGTCGTGATTCCAGTCGGATCAAACAACACCAACAACCCTTCAATTCAACGTCTCGATACAGGATCGAACCTTGCTCTCGCACAATTTGAAATTGTCGAGCTACAAAACGCGATTAAGTTGGCGCTGTTTAATGATCTGCGCGATCCTGCTGGCCCTGTTCGCTCCGCCACT